GCAAAGATCACTACATGAGGAACCTCAAATCGATATGGATGTGTTTCATATTTTGTGTTTAAAAAGTAACCATTTTTAAAATTTTCTACTACTGTATAAGGAAAGTTGTCTTGATTATCCCTTGCCCAGTCAAAGAATACTACTGACTCATTCTTGTACGCATAGTAGATGTCCGAGTGTCGCCCTCCTGTGACGACGTATCCATGTCTTCTTCCATCAAAGAAACCAAGCGCGAAAGAAGATTTTCCACTGTTTCCAACCGCTTCCCAATACCAGAATACTTTTCTAGCATCAGGTTGCTGAAGGAGTTGAAGTTGGAGTTCAAGTTGCCAACCAGCTCTAGGAATGAAGGATCGGGGAGGGGGTGTTGTATAGTATCTGATGACCCTATCGACGAATTTTGGATATTTGGCGAGGAGTTGGGGGTACGATTCAATGAGCTCTCGTTCTGAAGGGATTGAGACGGATACACTTCTAACAAACTCAGCTATATCGGAGCGACTACCTTGACCACCGACCATTAAACCAAATTCCCAAGGACCAGCTACACGACTATCCTGTTTGGTACAATAATTCTTATTATCATGAGGACTTCCACGAGCGATTTCCAAATGAATACGATTGTCAATAAGCGTCTTCAGAAACATCATTCTCTTCTTAGTTATAAGTTGAATATAACCTTGTATATGTGGTGTGCCTTCAAGTCCAACCTCTTTCTGAAAGACGATGTACTGCACCCCATGTTGTTGGGTATCTGGATCGAACTTTTCAATCAAATCAGCTAAATCATCATCTGAGGGATTGTTCCAAGTAAATACCCAATGTTTGGCAGCCATGAAAAAAAAGGGGGGAAATGGCCCCTATTTATGTTTCAGAAAAAAAAATCACGCCATATGTGCATGGGCGGGTGCATGCATATTGGGCTGTGTGCATGCATGCGCATGCATAGCCTACTGTGCCAAGTTCCAAAGTGGAGGGTAATACTATCCCTCCACTTTAAATAGGACTTCGGACCAGTCCCAAAAAAAAATTAACTTGAACATGAACTCTGGAGAACTAGCCACCTTCAATTTATTGAAAGACGTAATGGACACCCTAAATTCAAGAAGACCAAGTACTTCTTCAAGTATGCTTAAAAGACGTCGCAGTAGCCGTAGTTCTAGGAGTAGTATGTCTTACTCTGGTAGCAGCAGTGGTATAGGTGGTGGTGTTGGTTCTATGAAGAATGTGAGATTCAACGATATGGGAGACAGGGGTGGTGTAACAACAACCAAGTATAAACGTCGTAAAATCAAAAAGATACCTTTGAAGAAACGACGCAAAATCAAGCGATTTCGTAAAGCCGTTCGTAAAGTTTTTAACAAACCTAAACCCATTAATACACTGAATGAATTCTGGACCAGCAACTTCTTAATTAATGCCGACACACCGGACACTAATACATCTTTGATGAGTGGAAACAGACAAACTATATGGGGCAACAGTTCTGCATGGGGTATTAACGCTGGAGAACAAGCAGCATCTGGAAATAACGACCTAAGTTACATTGCCCAACAATTGAATAATTACGATACATTTATTAACGGTGTACGTGTAAACCCGACAACGAATCAGGAAAGAGATCTTAACATCTTCTACGTGAAACGTAAATACTTGAAATTGGCAATACGAAATACTAGCACAAGCAAAGATCTTATATTTGACTTGTACGAGTGTGTTGCTAAGCAAAATATTGCAGATCCAAATTATGCTAATCCAACCATTGCATGGAAAACTACTCGCGATGAACTTAGTGCGTTTTCTACTGGCACTTCCGCTCAGCCTTGGATGAAGGGAGTTGAACCTACCGATTGTCCTCAATTCGGACGTTACTGGAAGATTTTGAGAAAGGAATCCGTGCGTATTCCTTTCGCAGCTAATAACATTAACTCGTACCAAACTTTTAAAATGCATTCTAAACCTTTCCTCTATAAAGGTAACCAATTCAACACGAATTGGGCAGTTAAAGGAAAAACTAAATACTTTATGTTAATCCTGGACCCTGAACAAACAGCATCGGTGAGCCGATACAGCGGTGTTGAAAATATTGCTTCTGTTATGGGGCATCGCAACACGCATTACAAGACCGCGGCGAATATTGGTGGCATTAACCCGGAGAACACTGTACCTAACTGGATAACATTGGATATTACTACTCCTACTGTTTAATAAATATTTTATTAAGTGTAACCCTAAATTCCCCCCAAACCCCCCCTTAGGGGGGGGCTTAAGAACTGCAGTATATTTGTATATGTTTTGTAAGTTATAAGATATGTAACCCTTAAATGTTTTTTATTATCCATCTATCATTACTAAGTTTACTGACATCTGGAGGGAAATTAGCAAAGATCACTACATGAGGAACCTCAAATCGATATGGATGTGTTTCATATTTTGTGTTTAAAAAGTAACCATTTTTAAAATTTTCTACTACTGTATAAGGAAAGTTGTCTTGATTATCCC